AACAACTCAGAGCCACTTCTGAACAGGGAAGAAATAGAGAGGGTGTTGAAAAATGATGATATAGAAAGTCTGAGGAAAAGGAAAGCCGCAGAAAAGAAATACAACAAAGCCCAAAACAGGAAGGCCATAGAAGGAATAGCAGAATTAATCAAAGAAGGAATCATTGGTGAAAATCCTTTTGCATCTTTAGATTTAGTGTATGAATATGCTAAAAGGATTGGTTTCACAGTTACTGTCTCCCCTAAAGATCAGATAGGAGGTATAAGAGAAATTTTTAAACTTCACATCACATACAGAATCCTGGCAAAATTCATTGAGACAACTGCAGCATCCATAGGTAAGCAAAGTGACAAAGAAGTGCTAACTAAAGGGAAACTAAAAACAACTTATGTTGAAGCACATGACAAAATAATTGAAGAATTCTTTAGTTCTGCGGAAACTGAAAAGATGACTGCAACTGGGTCCAATGATGCCACAACTTGGGCACAAAACCAGACCATAAAAATGATGTTCACCACTATATTTGCGCTAATACCAGATGATTTTGTTGAACCTGTCGCAGCAGTTTTGAATATGTGGGTGGATAAGAGAATACAGCTGCCAGACAAACTGATAAAAATGATGTTGACAAATCCAGAGTTTGTTTCTTCCACAGACGAGTCTTTCAACATTCTGAAGAGACAATTCCTTGGAACTGACGATAAATTGTTTTTGTTTGATGAACCATTCCAGAGGAGCATAATAAACAAAACTAACATGCTACAAGGAATTCTGCATTTCTTGAGCAGTCTAGTGCACACATGTATGCAAGAAAATTTAGAAGCTATGCTCAAAATGGAATTTGACGAATGGCAATCAAGAGGTGTTTTTGGGAAAGATTGCAAATTCTTCTTCAATGCTGTGATTACTTCTGATGACTCTCTAATAAAAATGTCGGTTGTGATGAAAAAAAGAAAAAAAGAATTGTCAGAAACTGAGAAACAAGTCAAAAAGAATGAATATCTTTATATAACTTGTTTTTTAAGTTTGAGCATGTATACCATAAAGTGGCTGTACAAATATCACGGACTTCAATTAAGTGAAGAAAAGTCAACATACCCAGACTTCTCGCCATTGCAAGAATTCAATTCTACATTTGCTGTTGGTGGAACAGTGATAAAGGGATCAGTCAAATTTGTTTATGTTTCTTGCTCCACTCCAGAAGGGACTTCTTTAGAGTCAAGACAAAATGAATTCTCAAATTTAAGGAAATCTTGTGCAGAATCAGGATGCTCAATGCACACTATTGGAATCATTCAGAGATTGCAGTTCATGATAAATTACAAATTATTGGGAAGCTTAACCTCACCATTGTTCCATGAATATTCTCAAAGGATTGTGTACGCACCAAGTGGGAGTTGTGGGTTCTTCTTCCTGGAGCCTGATCAGATGGCGATCATAGGCTATAGATTTGCAAAATGGATTGCAATTGAGAACTCAATAGATGCATCTCTAGTGCAGAAGATTTTTATGGCAAGGGCAGAAGGTGACATTGATAATTTAGGAATGCCAAACTTGAGAGTCACAATCCCTTTTGGAAACAGTGAAAAGAAGAGAGACTTTCTGTTGAAACTAAAAGTGCCTGAAGACTGGAAAAAGTTGGCTGAAGAGAAATTAATCACTGCATTATACACTAAAAGATTCACACCTGAGCAAGTGAACATGGCTCTCTGGGTCAAAGCTACTGGAATTGCTTCAGAGTCGTACACTAGAAGTGGACCAAGGAAAATTGTTGCTTCATCAGTCTACATCTTGGGAGAGAAGGCTATCACTGCCACTTCATCAGAGATGCTCACAAAGGACCAGGTAAAC